AGAGACATAATCACCCGTGATGGCTGCACCAGCTTGTGGGGTGATTGCCTCAACGATTTTCATTGTCTGAGGAATACAGTCTAACATTTAATCACACCCCCCTTACGGTCTGCCAGCCAAAGTAATGAATGGACTCTGAGTATTAGTACCCTTGAATGGTGTCAATGCAGCAGCCCACCACGGACGGCCATCAACTCGATATACAAACCGGAAACAAGTTTCATCATAGGTGAATTTTACATGAATGCTTGAAGCGGCTTGCATTCCACCCTTTTCAGCAACGATGTATTGACTGAAATCGGCGAGGTAAATGTCACCCTTCGTACCAAGTGTCTGACACTGTTCAATGGGTATAACCGGACGGCCAAACAAAATTGAATACGGATTGGCAGAAGCTCCACCAGCGGGCAACCAAACAGGTACCCCACCAGTACCAACTGCCATATTCATTTTGTTAAGCTGCGGTTCAATATCCTGATTAATCAACCAGACAGCATTGGCACGTGACTTCGCCCACATGCGTGACCACATCTTTAGCACGTTGTCATATACAATAGTTGTATTGGGCTGTCCCACTTCTTTTGCTACCGTAACTAGACAAGCAGCATTCAAAATACCAAGTGGCTGTCCCGCACCCGTGCCGTTTACAATCGCATCATCAATCTTAAACCCGAACTCTTCCGAGAATGCCTGCGAGATAATGCTCTCCAATGCAGCAGCATCTTGCAGCAATTCATCGGTGGCATAGCAAAGCCCAATGAGTTTCTTCAATGAAAGTTCCAATCTGCCAAATTCGGGATCGGATGGAGTTTTGCTCCCGGCTTCATTCAACCAATAAGCCAATACTCCACCCCAACGAGAACCATCTGCGCGGCTTGTTTCTGCAATGTAGGGAATCTTCAATGCATTAGAATTAGAACTAATAGGAATCCTACGACATCTTGCAGCAAGCACGCCAGTATCATGCACTTTCTTTAATAGTTCTGTTGAGAAATCCGTTTGCACAAGAAATCCACCATCAGCGGCAATACCCTCACTCAGACCAGTTGCCTTTACTTCCATCAAGCGAGCAATTGCATCACCATCATTGTTTGCAGCCTTAATAACATCCATCAACTGCTCACCAAATGAAACATACGGTTTCTTGGCAGCAAGATTATCCCCGACTTCAAATTCAATGCCCCTCTCTGCGAGAACGGCATCTACACTCTCTCCAACAGCCGTCTTGATCTTCTCGTCAATCCCCTCAAGTACATCTTCTTTCTTGAGTAGATTCTTTTCGATATCATCAAGGCGTTCGCCGGTTTGAGTGTAATCATCAGCAACTTCATCAAGTTTCTTAGAAACTTCATCAATTGCTTTTGTTAATTCGTCACTCAAACTACTCACCTCCACTAACATTTTTTGTTAGCTTTCGATTAAAATTTTTACCACTTAACTTTGAAATTAATTTAGCAGCACGGAGAGAATCACTAACTTTCTTGTAAGCCTTCTCGAAATTCTCATATTCGATAATGCTTACATCTTCTCTTACCGGCTCGGGTTCCGCAATCTCACCATCCTTATTTATTGGTTGAAGGTTATACTCTTCCATGACTTCTTTTATTTTATCTTCAAGTACATATTCTGGAACAACAATATCCGTTCCGTACTTCAAGCCTTTAGAAATATCGAATAATGCCTCTCTGTTGGCTGGAATGGAAACAATGCTCACTTCGTATAATTCAAGTTCTGTTATGTGCCGTATGTTATCTATAATCTCAGAACCGCCCTCAGCAACACGAAAGCCAATTGAAAAAGCAGATAAAATGCCTTCTTTTACTTTCGTTACAATGCTTGCCACATCCTCGGCTTTTGAGAGAAATGCTTTTACCCAAAAACCCTCTACTTTGTCAATTGTCATATCCACAACCTTGCCAATGGGTGTGAATACATCATGCATATATAGCAAGATGGGATTCTGCTTGAATCCTGATATGCCTTCGCGGAATGCCTCTGGTGTTACTACTTCATTGCCACGATCCAAATGAGCAGTTGAAGCCCAGCCCTCAATGAATAATCTATCATCGGTATCAAGTTGTTTTCGTATCTTCGCATGAAATTCATACTCGTTATCTTTCTTTGCAGCAGCTTCAAACGTACCATCATGTGCTTTGCAATGACTTTTGGCCGAACTGGCACTCCATATATCTTTTTTATATCGATATGCCTGATCTTTCACTTTCGTTTTACCTTTCGGCCTTGCTTGAATGACATCATATTTCTTTCCGTTATGCTCCCTCTCTGATCTACTGAAACTTCCCGGTTCAAACCCTTTCGGGTCTGCTAATCTGCAAGCATGTTCATTCGGATACGGCATAATTATTCACCTTCCAATACTGGTAACATATCGCATAAACAATTAATGATATTCCAAGATGAACCACTCGGATCACCTGGATAACGCAAATACTCTCCACCAACTTCAAAATATCCATCCAATGTTACTACCTGACCATCTGCGCCAAGGTGTTCATCCCTGCTATTATCTGCAAATGCAGACATCCATTCCTTTTTCTCTACAACACCGCTCTGTTCCATACCCTCCATCTGCCCCTCGTGATAAGAGGGCAACACTTCTGTACGTGCAATAGTCTGTGCATTGTTTACGGCTTTACCCATTTCGTGTTCAACTCGTTCGGTTAATTGTTTTATTGTCTCACCCGTTTGCATTCCTTCAGTTAGTGATTCTTTCATGCTGAACCAATACTGTTCTGCGATATGATTTTTAAATCTCTGTAATCTACCTTGTAAAAACATCTGTGCATTTGGACTATTCATATCAAACGATGTTCCCGTACCTATCGTTGCCAACGCACGTTTACCACCTTTTTCCATCGAATCTTCAAAGATTGGCATACCAGCTTTACCCAAAACGTCTTTACCACCCTCTAAATCAAACAAAACATCTTCAACGGTGAAATCATAGTCATACGGTCCCTTGGTATCTTTCTTTTTAACTGCTTTCTTGCGTTTCAATGCATTAATGACGTGATTCTCCCAGTCATTGAAGATGGCAATCAATAATCGCCTCAATTTCAGTTGATTACTCACAATAATGTCTTTTGTTTCTAACCAATGGTTGAATCGCTGCTCTTTGGTACTTAAAATGGACTTGATCTCATAGGTGTCTTTATTTTCGCCCTTGCCGAGCGGAATCTTACCGGTAGGCGGTACGCTTCCCCCAAGTGCTTCGCCCACTTGGCTAATTTTAATGAACGACATTGGCACAAGCGGTTCCGTACCTGAGCCATCGGCCAGCGGTGGTTCTCCCCGTTTCTCTCTTGCTTCATCCGGGGATCTCTGGCCGGACAGAACCAAGATCCTTGATGCTTCCGCTTCTTTCTGAATGTCCTCATGTAATGCTTCCACCTGTGATAAATCGAAATTAGTATGTATCCATTCACCCTTGGAGGCGAATCGCTGATTGAGAAATTTATCAAACCAGTTTTCAAGGTTAATGAGTTTCGGTATCATAGTGTGCCGCCATAGCATTCGTTCATATTCACGCAGGTTCGCATAATTGGCTTTCTCTTCACTGTTCAGAAATATTGACGGCACACCATAGGCAGCCGCGATTTCATCCCGCGCAATAGTAAGAAGCTGACCAAAGTTCATGTCTTTATGTGTTGGATTGATCGGGTTGTACTCAATACCACCACTCATAACGGCAGTGGAACCCCATTTCTTGTATCCTCCATAAAGTTTCTGCCATTCCTTCTTTAATAAATCAATTTCATCTTGATTCAAACGTGCGTCCGTTCGCAATATGCCTAATGGCATGGCGGCATTATCGAAGAAGTTAAGATTCCATTTCTGCGCTCGCAAATATGAGTTAATACTATTGGCTGCGGCCTTCATCGGTGATAATCCATATAAATCATCATCGGCATGGTAATATCGCCCATAAATAATCGTATCGGGTGCATATACCCTTGTCTGATTATTCACCTTGTATTCAAATTGCTTTATATAATTCGTTTTGCTTGGTACAATCCACATTCGATCACTTCGCAAATGCCACAACTCGTGTTTGCGCTTATCATAATAGAGAAAGAACATGCCGGTCAGTGAAAGGCTAACCCATATCTTCTCTAACAAGTCAGAGCTGGTATCCCATTTATTTGGATTCTTTAAAATCGTTACTGCCTTATGATCGTATGGCAACAGCTCTCTCTTTTCCCTGCCACCCTCGACATACACTCGTTCCTGGCGCGGTTCAACACGCATGCCGGCATTTGCAATTACTTGAGTACATCGATACACCCATACATGCAAATTGTGCATCCATACCATCTGCCGATATTCGCTCTGTGATGTACCTTCGATAAAATACGGGCTATCATCACCGAATATGTTTTGTTTCTTAATGAACTGCGAAATGATTTTCTGAAATAAATTCATTTTGCAACCTTATCCGAAAAGGCCAACTCTTTCATGGATAAAATCATCATCTTCTCGACCGCGCAGGATATGTATCTCTGGTTTCAACCCTATTACACGCTCACTTGCACCAAATAGCATCAGGGCAGCAGCCCAAAACTTATCAGCATGGTGTTTCTCATTCTTATCAACGTCATAGATAACATTCGAGTGTGAAGTGACTACTTTTTTCACCGAATGGAATTGCTGTCTTGTCTCTCTGTCTGGATAGAAGAAAAACTGCCCGCGTTCCATCATCATACGCATGTTATTAGCTATCTCTGGCTTGGTGGTAGGGCTTACCTTCTGCGCTACCACACGAGATCCCCATTTCTCGGTGGCACGCTCGGCTAGCATCATGCCAAGCCCGTTTTCATCAATAACAAATGTTTTAACATTGGAAAACGAGAGTATCTTGTTAATCACACGTTCTTGTTCGTTAAATTCGGCAGCCGTACCATCCAGGGTAAGTAACAGGCGCAATTCAAATCTTTCTAACTTGCTCATATATTCACAGACGAATATTTCAGAGGCATTAATACGCCTACCAACGTCCATGCCCACATACAAATCACCATGCAGGAATCTCAGTCCTTCTATATCGTCACATTTGAAAATTACATTGTCCCCGGTAGGCGAACACATCTCAATCAGGGACCAGGGCAAGAATGCACGGGATTCATCAGACCATTCGCATTCGTATTCTGTCTGAAAATCCTCTTCAAACATATTATCGTAAATATCCTGTAATATCGGTGTGCCATATTTCCGCACCCGCTCAGCAGTAGGCATCTTGCCAACCCCATCCTTCTTGCCACCCGATACATCGGCACAGAGAGCGGAAGAAGTCCACCAAGGAACATTATAACGTTTAAAATTACTGAATTTCCCATCAGCACCAACGTATATGTCATGGAAAATACCAGCTTTAGCCAGTGGAGTGCTTCCAATATGAATGCTACCCCCACGCGAGATAATCGGTAAACATGCCTGATACAATGACCGGCCATCCTGGATATGTGCCAGCTCATCAAGCATGACGTCAGCTTTGCCCTTGCCACGAGGATGAAAAGAACACAATATCCGATTGCCATTGACGAACTCTATCTCCATCTTGTTATCAAGTACTCGCTTCATACGCATATTATTTGGGATCTCAGCATCTAACAGATTCACATACCGCATCTTCTCTCTTGCATCATCCAAATTGACTGAACAGAATATAGCCGTATAAGACCTCGGTGCCGATAGATAACAACGTGACCATGCCCTTGACCCGTAACAGAATGAATTACCCGTCTGCCTTGCCTTATTGGTTATCGTGAACCGATCCTCAGTATCAACCAACCGTGCTTGCCACCTATCCAATACAACCGGCTCACCAGATATGGAACATACCCCCTCAACCAATCCAGACGGACGAGCTAATCTCTTGACTATCTGCTCACGTTCAGTATCACTCAGCTCTGCCATGATATTCCTATATCCCGCAAAAAATCCTCTACCACCTCACCGGCCTCCCGAATATCCACACCAGCCGGCATACCAGTACACTCTACCTGCTGAAACATCCCATTCACAACCTCAAACGGCATATTCTGTAACTGAACTATCTGCTGCCACCATACATCAGGAACCATATACGCCTGTTCACCATATGTGACAATGTGATATAGCATTATCCCCAAACGATTCCCTGCCCCAAACATGCCTTACATTGTTCTGGCCCGGCATTTGTTGAAGAAACAAAATCACCATGTTCGTAAAATCCACGCGGAACAGTACCCTTGCCATTGCAGACGGGACAAAGGTGGGGCTTTTTCTCTGATTGAGGCCAAGTATAATAATTCCAATTATATGGCCAATATTCACCCCACAAATAATAATAAGGATACCAATCACCAGCCAGACTATCAGACATCAAGACCCCCAAGTTTCAAAATAATGGAAAAATTTTGACGCCAGTGACCCACCGTTGCGCCCAT